ACTTGCTGTACTTCCTGTAATTGTACTTGCATTTTGCGTTCCACTTGGACTTATAGTTGAATTAATATTTACCTGTACACCTGTATCAGTCCATTGACTAAAATCCTCACTATAAGGTAATAAATTTGTCCTCTGAGGCTCTGCTAATATATGTGGACAACCTCCTCCTGTGTAGTCTATACGAGGTACGTTATCTCTTGTAACTTCTTTTACTGATACGTTGTCTATTTCAAGAGTTCCTGTTGTATTAAAAACTACCCTTAAAGCTATATTTGTAGGTGCAGAACCATCTGCCGTAAAATAAACAGTATGTGTTCCTACTGATTGTGATAAAGGACTTTGTGCTGATTCTGTTACTCCTGATATTTTAAAATTACCATCTAAAGAACTACTTATAACTTCATATTGTAATTTATAAAATTTTCCACTAATTAATGCATTTGATTGGTTCAAACTTGCATTAGCAGTTCCTGTATATATAGCCTTACCACCACTAATAGTCCAACCTGTTCCTGTACTCCAAGAGTCTGTAGGTACTGCACATTCAAAATCTCCACAAGTAATTTCTTCCCCACCTATAACCTCAGCATAATTTACTAAACCATTCTCATCTACTCTTGTAGCAGCAGTTGCTCTAGTAACATCCATATCTGATGATGTAACTTCTTTTGCTATAACATTTGAAATTATCACATCTACATCCGCAGCATCTCTTAAGAATGTTAAATTAGTATAAGATAAAGCAACAGAAGTACGAGTATTAAACCCCTCTGTAAAGGCTGTCTGATTTACTCCACCTATACTACATCTTAAAGCACCTGAGCCTACCGCATAGGCTATATTACAAGTCACTTTATATATTTTACCCACTTCAAAGAATACTTGTGCTAATCCTAATACAGGAGATGTAGTGTCAGATTGATACCTTGCCCCTGTTGCTGTCCAAGTTACAGTATGCGTTGCATCAGTACCTGTTATATTCCAATCACTTAAATCTGTATCAAAATTACCATTATCTACTAAATCAGAACCCTCAGCATACGTAGGTATAACACCATACAAAGTTCCTGCCTTATATCCGTTAGGAGTAACTACTATACTTACATCATCTAATAATAAACTCATACTATATTATTTAAAATTGTTAATTGTGATTCTAAACAAGCTTTAGATTCAAAGTTACCACCATCAGCAACAACTCTAGACTCAAGTTCATTTGCCATCTCTTGAGGAGGCGTTAAAACTCCCACACTCTCTAGTGATATACTTAAAACTATAGCTACTCCACTTGTAACTCTTATTGAACTAACATTTGACATATATGTACCTGATGGAACAGTTAAAGATAATAAAGGAGTTGGGTCTACTTGCCCATCTATAGTTATACTTCTTATACTACTCTCAATAGGAAATTCCAACCTATAAAAATTTCCTGTTATAGTACCATCCGATGGAACAATTATAGTTTGAGTTCCATTACCCGTCATCTGCCTTAATTCATTATATAATGGTCTATCCATTTACTTTATTTTTTAAACTAAATATTTTAATTCTATTGATAGGTTGAAAAATGTATCGTTAGCTCCACTAGGATGTTTAATCATAGGTAGTAAAAAATCTCCCTTAGATAAACTGTTTACCACAAAAGAATCATCATCTATAGCCCCTAATTTAGTATTACTTGAATAAGTAGAAGCTGTAAACTCATCTAATATAACCATAGTGTTATTAGCTGCTCCCACCTGAAATTCAGAGGTATCATTAACAGTTACATTACTCCCTTTAACCAAAGCAAACGTAACAGTTTCAGTAGCATCTTTACCTGTTACCCACCCATAAACATTTGATATAGTACAGTCTGCAGGAGCAACGAAAATAGAGCTTCTTAACATATTGTTTACAGCTATAACAGTTGCGTTATCAATAGTAGAAGCTCCATAATCTTTTGTAAATTCCAAATCTTTAGTTACATTCATATTTGCTGGATAATAATAATTTGAATTTGCTGGCTCACAATACCCTCTTAATACAAGAGTGTATGTTTTAACAGTTCCAACAGCATCCCACTCTAAAGAGCCACTAGAATTTTTAGTTAAAACAGTGCTGTTGTTCGCTATACTAAAATCTAAAGGTAAATGAAGATTAGCGTTGCTTAAATTTTTATGTTCGTTAGAAGCCATTAAATATTTTTTTTGTATTTATTATTAATATCTTTTAATTCTTTAGCTAATTCCATTATCTCTCCTTCTTCTTCCTCGTATTCTTCTTCAATATCGTATGTAAATCTTATAGTCATCTCTTTACCTTCTTCTTCTACCAATACAACTAACTCTCCATTACCATGTAATTCTTCCATCATTTCTTGAGTGAAATGAAAGTGATAATCATGGTCTATATCATTATAATAATCAGCGTTAGCCTCATCACATTGAGATTTACTTTCGTATTGACAACTACCTGTCTCTCCGAATTTCCATAAATTATTTTCACACTGTAAGCAAGGCATAGTTCTAATTTTTAATAATAATAACCTTCATAATAATCACAACCATAATTACAATTATAATCTCCACAACAATTTCTACGTCTATCATAAATACTGTCATACATAATTATTCCATGATTCTTCCAAACACCTGTTCTGCATGGTTTGTTATTATCATAAGTAGGATAATCTCCAGCTTGGTCTGAACCATTAAGATACTCTATAGCATCATCTAAAAATATTTCTGCCTTTCTGTAAGTGTCTTGTTTATAGACATTTAACTCATCAGGATTTACAACATTACTAAATTCATCCATACTTGTAACAACACCCATACTTGTACTATTCATTTGAATCTCATTGATAATTTCAAATCTAGTAAACCAAGCTAAACAATCTAACAGATAGTCTGTTAGAAAAGTTTCATTTTCAGTTGTTAATGTACCATCATTATTTTGTTCTTTTAGTTCTCCATAAAACTTAATACCTAGCTTATCTTTTACATGAGCTAACTCAGTTATAATTAAATTATTATTACTTATAAGATAAGGGTCAGTATTAGCGTTAGTAAAAGATTTACTGATTACTTCAGCCGATGTTATAAGTGATTTATATTTTCTTAAATTCGCCATATTAATTTTGTTCTACAGTTGTTTCTTTAACATCATCATCTTTTTCTACCACTATAACCTCTCTATCCGAAACAAACATATCTCCATCTTCTAACATATCAAAATCCTCATCTAATAAAGCTCTCTGTTCGTTTATAGTTAATACTTGTTTAATATCTACCTCATTAGCGTAAGAAACTGGTGGCTCATAATGTATCTTTAAGTTCTTAGGGTCAAATCCCATTTCATGATATAGTAGTTTATGAATACCTGTTAGTAATAAATCTGTAGTTTCTTTAATAACAGTAGTCATAACTAAGTCATAAGCTATTCTAATCTCACTTCCTGTATTATTCATCTTACCTGAACTTACAATACCACTTAAAGATGGTTGCCATCTATGAGCGGTTATAATATTTTGGTCTGTAATTTGTTGAAGCTCCATCCAACTACCATCTCTATCATCTTTTAATATTTGAACATTGGCATTTGCTGTATCTCCATTCTTAACGATAAACATTATTTTACCATTATTACCTTGTCCACAAAATTTCTTTTGAGCTTCTTGTACTAATTTTTTAGCTTCTTCTTCTCCCATATCTCCATTTATCTCCACGATAGCTGAAGGTTGGAATCCATTTTGGAATTGTGTGTTATTCCACAATCCTATTTCATAATCTACTGATATATGTTCTAGTCCAGCAACATAATCAGGCAATCCATAAAAACTAAAAGTAGGTTCGTAATCTTTAAATTGCATTACAAATCTATTTGATGTTACTCTAGGGTATAGAGCTATTTTTTGTATTTCATCTTGTCTACTTCTCCAATGTTTCCAATCAGGATGCACATAAACATCTCTTTTGTTTTTAGACATTCTAACTGTAGTAGCGTCTAAATGATAAAGATTTACACCTCCATCATATAAAACACCCTCTACATAAGCGTTACCAAATGTATAGTAGTCATCTGCTAATTTTTTGAATACATCTCTCAATGATTCTCCATCAGCATTTACATCTTTAATAAAATCTCTTGTAGTATCATCTTTGCAAACGAATTTAGCTCCAGCTGTAAATACAACCTTTTGAGCTAATACCGACCTATGAGTAGATGATTTTCTTTTAAGCTCTGCTAGGTATTGAGGAAAAAGATTATCTTTCCCAAAAGGAATAAACTTAGTATTTATCCTATCTAAATCTAGAGGCTCCACCACATTAGGAGGAGTTACTAAATCAAATACCCCAAACTCAAAAGTATTACTCTTGGTCTTTTTTGTCTTTACCTGACTCTTTTTCGGACTCGTTTGTTTCTTTGACCTTGTTGACTTTTTTAGCATCTGTTTTAGTAGTTTTATTAGTTTTTTCTGTTCTCTCAACAAATTTAGTCTTTCCTAATGTTTCATAAACAAAAGCTAATTCTTCTTGAGATGAAGCTTGAGTTATTGTAATTGACTTATTACCTCCGTAATGAAATTGTTGAGAACTTGTAAGTGCCTTATATTTTGCCATAATAGTATATATTTTTAATTGCTGTAAATCTACAACATTATTTTCACAATCACACATATTATTAAGATAAAAGTAAAGGGGTTTTACCCCCCTTACTATTTTCTTAAATTAATATTACACTTCTGTTGTTGCTGTTTGATTAGTTAAATCTGGAGTTATACTACCTGTATAAAGTCTAGGTAACTCAAACTGTCTAGCTGTTAAAACAACTGTAATTCCATTTTCCTCAGAATAAGCAGCTCCTGTAGAACCTTCCATTGAAGTAAGGTTTAAGTAAGTCTGACTTCTTGAAATACTAGAGTTCGCTGAACCTCCTACTGAATACAATTCACTTGCTCCAATTACATAGCTATTGTCATTTGTATCTGTTACAATACCCATCATACACTGAGTTAATAACTCTTGTAAAGCTCCGTACTTAACTTCATTCATTAGAGGTAAGTAAAAAGAAAGAACACAATCAAAAGCTGTTGAACCATTCTCTTTTGTCGCTGTTACATTTAATGTAGGAACTTCATCCTTAAACTCATACATGAACCAATCTGCACTTCCAGTAGCTGGGCCATCTTGTATAAGAGATATACCATGAGTTGCTGAACTTGCAGCTGAAAATGTAACCTCATCAGCTGACCCCCAACTTCTTAATAATATTCTAGTTATACCACCTGTTCTCTGTAAGTCAGTACATTCTATTTTTAATCCTGTATCTATTGCCATTTTATTTTAATTTTAAGTGATTAATAATTATACTAACATACCTCC